CTGGCACATCTGGTCGCCTAGCGAGAAGGCTGCTGCGGGTCTAACTGAGGTAACACCGGAGACGCCGCCGGATAGCCGCCTTTACACATGGGGTTACCAAGCCGATGGAGTGACGATCTCCAAGACAGCTAAAAGCCTGACCGATGTCGGCGTGGTAGACGACGATGGAAACCCGGTCAACGACGATGATGGCAACCAGGTCATGCAGCCGGGGGTCCGCTCTCAGCTAAAGGCTGAAGTAAATTCTCAGCAGGGTTCGCTGCTTGCACGGACCGATTGGGCTGTGGTTCGGAAGGCAGACAAGGGAACGGCGATCCCCTCAAACATCCAGACTTGGCGCGATGCAATCCGGGCTAAAGCCACCGCGATGGAGAGTGCCATTGACGGCGCGGCTGATACCGCTGCCGTGGCTGCGCTGTTTGTTGTCTTTGATGCAGAAGGAAACAAGTCCGGTATTCTTTATGATTGGCCTGAGTTGGGTGACTAAATGCCTCTGTCGAAGATACAGTTCCGCCCTGGAGTAAACCGCGAGACTACGTCCTACGGTGATGAGAACGGCTGGTTTAATTCGGATTTAATTCGGTTCCGCAAGGGTCGTCCTGAAAAAATGGGCGGCTGGTCGCGTCTTAGCAGCAACACAATTGAAGGCACTGGCCGTTCGCTGCACGTATGGGCCGCGTTGAGTGGTTCCAAGTACATGGGCCTTGGCACGGAAACCAAGTTTTATATTGAAGAGGGCGGCGGTTACAATGACGTAACGCCTATTCGAGCAACCACATCATTGGGTACAAACCCGCTCAAAACAGGCGCGTCTGGTTCTTCTGTTATTACCGTCACCGCACCGTCGCATGGTGCTGTAACAGGTGATTTTGTGACCCTGAGTAGCGCAACGACAACGGATGGAATTACTGCGGCCCAGTTAAACACCGAACACGAAATTACAGTCATTGACTCAAATTCGTATACAGTGACAACTGCTGGCACCGCGTCCTCCGGCGACACGGCTGGCGGCGGTTCTTCTGTTGTAGCGACGTATCAGATCAATACGGGTCTCAGCACCGTGGTTTCCGGAAACGGTTGGGGTGCAGGAACGTGGGGTGGATACAGCACAGGTTATTCTCAGACCACACTCAACGACAGCGGCGGCATAAGCAATTCTGACACCTCGTTTACGCTGACCAGCGCATCAGACTTTGAAACAGCATCCACAACAACGTCTGCAAACCTTACTGCGGCAAGCACAACGATATCCGTGGCCGATTCTTCCAGCTTCCCTGCCAAGGGGACTATCAAGATTGGTAGCGAAAACATTCGTTACGGAACCAATGTAGGGAATGTGTTTGCTGATCTGACGCGAGGCGATGACGGCACCACCGCTGCAAGTTCATCCAGCGGCGACACGGTTACGTTTGTCGGCCTCATGCTGATAGAAGACGAGCTTATCCAGTACACCGGCAAGTCTACGAACACGATAAACGCAGGCGTTGCTCGAGGCGCGAGAGGCACCACGGCGGCAGCGCACGACGATGGTGTTGTTGTAAAAGAAGCAAACGATTTTATTGGATGGGGCGAGGAAGCTGCAACATCCGCCGAAACAGGCTCTAACATTCGTCTCTGGTCCCAGGATAACTGGGGCGAAGACCTGATGTTCAACGTCTTCGACGGAAACCTGTTCTACTGGGACAAGACTCTTGGCCTTGGTAACCGAGCTTCGGCGTTCTCCTCGCAGTCTGGCGCTTCCGATGCACCGACCATAACCCGCAGGCTAATGACCTCAACTACGGACAGGCACGTGGTTTGTTTCGGCTGTAACCCGCAAGGGGAGACGGACCAAGACTTGCTTATGGTGCGTTGGTCCGACCAAGAGAATCCATTTGATTGGACACCTACGGCTACGAACACTGCCGGATCACAGCGTATTTCGTCAGGCTCTGAGATTATCTCGGCTCAGAAGACGCGCCAAGAGATGATCATCTTTACGGACACGTCGCTTCATTCCATGCGGTTTACAGGTCCTCCGTTCACCTTTGGGTTTAGCATGTTGTCAAACAACGTATCGATTATAGGCCCGAACGCCGTAACCACGGTGGGCGACAAGGTTTTCTGGATGGATCGTGAAAACTTTTATGTGTACACGGGCCGTGTGCAGACCATTCCGTGTACGCTGCTTCGATACGTGTTTGATGACATCAACCTTGAACAGAGCTTCAAATGTTTTGCAGCATCCAACAAGATGTTTGACGAGGTGTTCTGGTTCTATCCGAGTGCGGATGCAACAGAGATAGACCGCTATGTAAAGTTCAACTTTACGGAAAACACTTGGGACCTTGGGACGTTGTCCCGAACAGCCTGGGTGGATTACGGTATCCACGATAATCCAAGAGGGTGCGGAACCGCCAGCGGCACGAACTTCGTGTACATCCATGAAAGCGGCGATGACAATGACGGATCTCCTATGACTTCGTTCATTGAATCTGCCGACTTTGACCTTGGCGATGGCGAACAATTTATGTTCGTGGACCGGCTTATCCCGGACATCGACATTACAAGCTCAGATGCGGACGCTTCGGTTAACTACATACTGAAGGCGCGGAATTACCCTGGTGACACGCTAACGACCAACTCGACTAACGCGGTCAAATCCAACACGCAGCAGGCTTTTCTGCGTAGCCGGTCGCGTCAGATTGCGTTGCGTATTGAAAGCGATACGACCGATATAACGTGGACTTTGGGCGATTTGCGTTTGGGTCTTCGCCCGGATGGGAGGCGCTAATGGCGAAACTTCTAGATCACGCCATGCCCTTGGCTCCTGATGAGTACGATGCGGATACGTTTGTCCGGATCATGCGCGATATTGAAATGGCTCTTACAAAAATGGAATTTCCGGCTGTGATCAGCGGAGAAGACGATACTAATGGCGTTAACTGGTTTATGGACTGATGGCCTCTGCGTATAAAAATATAGCTACTGTGGTTGGCTCTACGGGGGATGTTACGGTTTATACCTGTCCCGTAGCGACAGAAGCCATTGTAAAAAACATAAATTTGTATAATAGTCACTCTGGGGATGTCGTTGTATTCCCTAAGATAACCGATAGTTCTGCCTCTACTACGGTGATTCTTGAAAAGAACACCATCGGAACTCTCGCAGACACGTCTCTCTCTGGCCCTTTTGCGTTGGAGGCCGGCGATGCGCTTATAATGAATTGCGATACAGCGTCGAAGATTAACGTCTTCGCTAGTGTTCTGGAGATATCCTGATGTTGGTTGATACGTCCCCTAAATATTCTGGTGAGCCCACGGCTGAAGCATTAGCAAACGGCTTGGCAACACTCGGTCGCTACGGCGACAACTACATGGTTCATGCGGCAGAGGGTGAGACGGTTGTCCCCCGAGAGGTGTTGGAGTCCAACCCCGGCCTGAAGGAAGATTTGTTCAAGCAAATGACGATGATGGGTATTGAAGACCCAAATCGTTACGTGGTGGGCAACGAGCTCAACTCAATCAATCCGATAACGGGTCAGCCGGAGTTCTTTTTCAAGAAAGTCTTTCGGGCAATCAAAAGGGTTGTTAAGAAAATCGCGCCGATTGCCGCGCCTATTATCGGCAACATAATCGCGCCGGGCATCGGTGGCATCATTGCATCAGGACTTGTTACAAAGCTTCAAGGCGGATCATGGGGCGATGCGCTGAAGTCAGCTGCTCTTAGTTACGCTGGTAGCGCCCTTACTTCTGGAATAGGTAGTGCTTTACAGGGTACTAGCGTAGGTGACTTTATTGGTGCTGGAACACCGGCAGCTGGATCAACGTTTGGTGGAAGGTTTGCGACAGGCCTTGGCAGAGGTCTTACAACACCGTTTACCGCTGCCAGTAACCTGTTCTCTTCCGGAGCCCAGAACCCTCTTGCTCAAGGCATTCTTGGTCCTCGAGGCACTGGCACAATTTTCAGTAGTTTAGGCGGAACTCAGGCGAATCCTTCGGCATTCGCCCAAAGTGGCCAAAAAGGTATTATGGGTACGATAATGCCCAGCTATCAGACAGACGTTCAATTGCAGGGGTTGGGAATAGATCCA